GCTCTAGCACATTCTCTGTGTATTGTTTACGCATCTGTTCTTTAGCGTATTCTTGAATCTTAATTTTGGCTTTGGCTACCTCAATAGCTTCTTCCTCAGTAAAGATACCGAACTCGTCATAGTCCAAGAACTTGCTCCACTTCGTGCTACCAAAGAACTCTTCGGGGTGGGTCTCAAGTCTTTGCAATACAATAGCTAATCCATCTAGCATCGTTTCTTTAGCATCTTCCATCGTCATCTCCTTGTAGATAAAGGGCTAGCTCGTGGACGTTGTCTTCGTTGATAACGAACGTATGCCCGCCTGCGGAACGAATCTTGCTTAGTTCTTTTTCTTGCAAAGCGGTCGGCTTATTCTTGCCTGCCTTGCACTCTATGCCCATGAACAGGGAATTAAAACAACAGATGATGTCGGGCACGCCCGATCTGCCGTAGCCATGCGTGGCTGGAAAGAAATAATATATGCTATGCTCTTTGAGTAATTTAACTACACGAGCTTTAACCTTTGCTTCTGGCGTCATTCGTTTTCCTTGTAATACTTTTAATTATTGACACAGTATACCCAAAGAAAACCAGATGTGCAAATATTTTTATAGGGGCTTACCCTAACATATCGACAGCCATGTCGTTTTGTTTAGACAATAAAAAAGCCACCCGAAGGTGGCTTAGTGTGAGATAGCAGATTACGCACTCACGTTACGCTCAGAGGAGATGCTCGGATTTAACCGACGCCGAAAGATACATCTGCAATATATACAATCGGCACTACAAATATCACGTGAAGTGATAGGGAATTATTGCTCAGTCTTGGTCTTGCCGTCAACGATGTAATGCACGAACTCAAGGACTTTTATACCTAGATGGACATACGGCTCGTTCTGATCAATGACCTTGAACATACCTAGTTTCTCGCCAATGTCGGCAGGTATGTCCTCGAAGTGCTGATACTTAGTTACCTCACCTGTATGTAGACTAAGAACCGCATAGCTACCATCGGTATAGGCTTGCACACCATACCCATGCTTGGCTTCTATCATATCGGATAAGGCTTTGACTTCTAAGTATTTAGTCACATTATCGTCAACGTGTTTGATGTTGTTCGTATACTGTGCATTGTTTGCACTTAAAGTCACATTACCAGAACCATCTATGCGTGCGTGATACGAAGCTACTGCATAATCAAACGCAACCTTAGTTGAGTTCACCGACCAAGTTACTGCATTTTCGTAGTTAGCTTTAAGGCCTGTAACCCTGTCCTTAACCATGTTACCGATCTGATTGGCTAGTTCGTCTTTGGCACGAGCAACCAAGAACTTCTTAGCATTACGAATCGCAACCTTCTTGTGCATAGAAGAAGTGGTATCGCTTCTGCCACGTTCCTTCACGATACGAAAAGACTCGACTCCATAAGTCTGAACTTTCTTGCCTTGTCTGTATTCCTCGTATGTCTGCAAGCTACCGATAGGCTCACCGCCCTCGTAGACTTTGACTCGATAAACACATTGAACATGGTCAAACTTCTGAGTAGTGTCGTTCAATACATAGTCGGTCGATACGCAGTCGTTGTCCAGCAAAAACTTAGCCTTCGGCTTGAGCAACGCTACTTCATCGACAAACGATTCTAGGTCACCACGAAACGGTAACTTCTTAAACTTAGCGTCTAAGTTACTTGTATCTAATTGCGTAATCATTACATCTCCTAAAAGTTAAACTTAGAAAGAATTGCATCGACCTGAGTCTTGACTGCGTTGCGTGCTGACATAGAACTACGCAAGTCTTCGACATCATAGTTGCCTATCGCTGACTTCAATGACTGACGAGCCTGTTCCATGTTAGGGTCTTTCGTGATGTTAAGATGCTTGAGCATATCAACCATCTCTACTGCGTTCTCCATCAGCGTATCCCTAAACACACGAAACTCATGACTTGGATTCCCTTCGTCATCTTTAACCACATCAATAGTTAGTCGATCACTCATGCGAGTTAAGCAATCATGCAACCGCTTCCACGCATCTTTCATAGCGTTCTCAAGCCTGTCCTGATGAGCCTTATTGCAGTTAGCAATAATCTCGGCTTTGGCTTCCTCGTTGATGTCCACTCTAAAGTCTCCTGCGTTGGGAACAGGGAAGAAAGAATAGTTGAACTTGAAACGTTGCTTCAGTGTATTGACATCAGGATATTCATTTCTGTCGAATAGGTCACCGAGTTGGAAAGCCGCTGCCGATACAAGATCAGGATACGAATCGACAAACTTGTCGACTAGTGCGTTGAAGTTCTCCTCCATTACAGCTAACTGTTCCTTGTAAGCCATGAAGTTAGACATAGGCAATAACCGTGAGCCGTTGTCAGACCACGGCAAAGTCTGAGCCACGTGCCATGCACGAGAACTAGCCGCATACTTGATGATCTTATCTAGCACACCTGTGCCTGCCATCAGGTTCTTGTTGACATTGACCGCAGAGACTTTAGTGTTCTTCGCCACATCTACCTCGGCTGAAACTTTCTTGTCTAGCTTGCGTGCAGTCCATGAACTGATGGACAACTCTACTAACATGGCTGATGAGCCAATACTAATATCATTACTCATTTGCATCTCCTTCGTTGGTTAACATATCGACAATGCTGTCGATTCGTTTGGTTGGGACTTCTGCTTGCTTCAGTAAATGCTGTATTACTTGAGAATACGATGGGACAAAGCCTAACTCCTGGCTGAGCTTTAATCGCATCTCGGATAACACCTTCATCGTGTCGGGGTTAATCGACACATTTACTTTCTTCGGTTGCATATACTTCTCCTTATTCAACATGAACTGTTTTACCCACAGGGGTATCGAAATGACGATTGCCTTTGACGCACCACAACACAGGCATACTACCTAGACTTGCATAGTCGCTTGGGCGTTGATCTCCTACATAGCCGTCAGTAAGAATGAGCAAGCACTCGCCTTTGATGTCGTGCTTCTTCATAAACTTAGGCAAGCAAGTTGGGTCTGTCCCGCCCCCACCCGCAGGCTTGGTTTCTTCGGTTAGGCTGGCAAGCTGGCTATTAAGATATGTTTCTCGTGATGCCACGTGAGTATCCCAATAGAGTAGGTCGATAGCTTCGGGGCTAACCTCTTCGCAGATAGACTTCACCTCAGATAAGAATTGAGTTAGTTCCTCAGTTCCAATAGAGCCTGATGTGTCTATCCCGATGATGATGTTGCCCACATTCTCGGAGTAACTGCTCGGCAGGATAATGTCTGATGCTATATACCGCTTGTGCAGTCTACGCCATGTCGTCTTATCCTTGCCTTGTGTGGCTGACTTGACGAACTCACGCAACGCTTCCTTCCAATCAATCTTAGGAATAAGCATCTCACTAATGCAACGCTGGACATTACCGCCCATCTTGCCAACGAGGATAGAACCTTGACGCAACGCAGACTCGATTTCTTTTGCGTGTTGCTCTTGTTCTTCTGCACTAGCTTCTTGTGCTCCTTCCCAATCATGTGAGTCAAAGCCATCAGGTAACTTATCGACACCATTGTCGGATTGTTCGCCTTGACCAGACCCATCGCCTTCGGAAGAAGCGGGACCGTTCCCTATAACAAACACCTTCTGTTTGCCATAGTCTTTCCCATACTTCTTGACTAGATCGTTGTAGACTTGATGTGCGTCCATGCCACGATACTTCTCGTCTATGCAACCAAGCACATTACCATCTGCATCAGTCGGCATCTCGGTGACCTGACCTTGTCGGTCGTAGTCTTGAATTTGCAGATTGATAACATAGTCGCAAGCCACATTCGCAAGGTGTGCGTTATCCTTGTATAGCTTATGCCATACGATAAGATGTCGGTATGCCTTGTGCATATTCTCATGCAAGATAAGGAAAGCCACCTGCTTGTCGTTCAGTCTATCGATGAAGGCTCGGTCGTAGATAACATCTAGTCCGTTGGTCTGAGCCGTGCCACTCTCGGTCTCATCACGCACCTCTACCTTGCCTATCATGAATAAGCCTGAGAACAAACAGAAGTTCGGGTGTTTCATCAACTGCACATGAGTGCGTTCAATGCGTTGTTCTGCTGATAATCTGCTCATCATCTTCCCCCTCTTCTTCGTTTTCTTCTTCAATTACTTCTTGTGCCTTGCACACGGATTGTGCCAACATACGGATTAGCTCATGCGGTGGTATCTCGGCTTGCTTTAATGCACAGTCGACGGTCATCGCAGTAAGCACAGTTAATACCAAGCCAACTTCAATGTCGGCTTCGCATAACACATCACCGAGTTTGTTCTTTATCTCGTTGGCTTTCTTTAGTAATGCTTTAGTTTCTTTTCTATCCATTACGGACTCCTTAGAATAAATACTGATTAACACGCATCCAATCAACGAACGATTGGCTGGTAAAAAACAACTTCTTCTTCTCGTCATCTTTCATACCTGACAAACAAAATACGCTTTGAAGTTCCTTAGGGGTTCTCTTTAGGTATTCGAAGAATTTAGTTATGGACTGGCGATCAATCTTCTGCACCGCAGAGAAAGCTAGCAGACACAAAGCCGCAGGTGATGTCGGGACTTTTGCGTTGTTAGGGTCTTTGCAAATTTCCTCCCATGTTGGAAGACTATCTGCCACAGCTACATATGCCATAAGATCACGTGCTGCTGGTGCACCAATCGTGCCTTCCAATGCACAGATGGTTGCGTTCTCCGTTATCATCGCCCGCTTCTTGAGAATATTTGATGCTCTCTCCAGAGAACGAGGGCTGACAAAAGACTTCTGCACTTCCTTCGGGTTGAAGATATACTTGTTGCCCGCTTGACCAGCATCAAGATACGATGCCAATGCTTGCGGTGTTTCCTTGATCCATGCAAGAACCTCAGGTGCGATGTCATTACGCAAAGCCCACTCACCCCATGAATCAGCATCAACTGAACCATCAGGATTAAAACCAGCACTCGGCTTTTTGACATTCATCACAGTAATACGATTGCGAGAGTGAGCCATCATATTGTCGCCAACACCATCGGTTGTGTAATTACCTGCCGTTACGACTATCGTATCCTTGTGTAATGGGATACCCATAATCTGCCGTGGGTTGTTGAGCATTGGGTGCAACATATTCTTAACTGCTTGATGACCCTTAGTAAACTCGTCTGCAAAGATAACCAATGGCTCACCTGTATGAAAGCCCCATTGAGAATTGGGATACAGAGTAGTAGTTTTGGTTTCGTGATTGGGGATCGGAATACCTAACTCACCGAGTTCGACATTGGGCACATCAATATAGATACCCTTGAACCCTGTGCGTTCCACAATGTTCTTGAACATCGATGTCTTACCAACACCTGGTTCTCCCATAAGGTGTGCTGTGCCATCTCCACCCATCGCAAGGATGGTATCTTCTGCTTCTTTAAGTGTTACTGAACGGTTTAATAATACTTCTGACATTTCGTTTCCTCTTCTGATTTAAGTTAATTAACATCTCGACATGATTGTCGGTTTGTTTTACTACTCACAATACTTAGCGTTGCGATCATAGAAAGCTATGCCTTGCGGTTGTGCTACTACTTCAAACACTTCGTTGTGATACACATACTTCAACACTTCTTTGAAGCCCCTCTCGAACGCTTGCGGTGTGCAAGAGTATCCGTTGGAACGATAGCTATAACTACCGAACGCATACCCACAATACTGTCCCAACTTATACATAAGTTCTAAGTCGTTGTTAGCTTGTGCTTGTATTACTCTTTGCAACAGGGCACTACGGTTCTGACCTGAGTCCTTAGCCCAATACCCATTACCTGTAAGGTGGCTAGACTCAAAGCCAAGACTTGAAAACGCAGACAACTCGAACGATGAAGTTATCTTGTCATCTATGGCAAACATATTGCGTGTGTATTCGACAAAGTCTTTGTAGACCTTAGCGATTTGACCCAACTCTTTCCGCTTGGCTTTGTATTTGTATTCCTGTTTGATATTGACAGGGCGATACACTCCATCGTCGGCTTTGCGGATAAGTAGTTCTTCGCCTTTGCGTGTCGGGAACGCAAACTCCTCGCCTGCCGTATTGACGAAATACCACTTGCCACTAGCAGACCTGATCGAGCCGTGCTTTTCTAAAGAATAGGTAAGCATACCCATGACAGTCGGACCAGCCCACCCTGTATTACGCAGGTAGATGTCCTCGTTCGGATACCACTCGACCACATTGGTATTGCCCAACGCACAAGAGTATGACTTACCAAATGTGCCTAGCGGGTTTTCAGGGGAGAGGTCTATGGCTACGGTTTTCTCTCGTATCTCATACCAATGGTAGCGTCTACGACCAAGCGGACGGCACTCAACAGCCCTACCACGAATAGGTGCGATGGATTCAAAGTGAGACTTAATATGTGCGTAGTCCGTAAATGCAGGAATACCAACATAGTTATAGCCTTGATGTTTATACATTACTTGCCCTTTCCTTCTAAGTATTTGATGATGGTGTTAAGCTCTTGCTTCTCAAGTAGCAACTCGTTGATGCGTTGGTTGAGGTTCTCGATGATCGACTCATAGTCGGCACGGTTTCTCATCACGACCATGTGTGCTTCCTCGAATGGGGTTGGCTCTCTATCCCACTCTTTCGCTTGTTGCAACGGAATAGGTAATTGCTTCTTTGATTCTTTAGCCTCACGCTTAGCTTTGGCTTTGAGTTGTTTGATCTTCCATACTGCGGTGTAGATCTGCTTGACATCTTTGCCTGTTTCTTTAGCAATATCTGCTGGTCGTTTTATACCCTTAGACATAACCAACTCGGTGGCATCTTTGACGGACATTTCGACATACTTGTCGGTTTGTTGGGCTTGCTTATGTTCTTGCTTCATAGTTTCCTTAGTAAACTTTGGTGCGTTGGGGGGCAATAAGACTACTCGTGGTTTGCGAATAGGCTCGACTGGTTTTGCATCAGCAGGGATCTCGTCCACCTCAGCAGGGTGACGGAACAATGCCTTTGCTTTTTGTAATGCTTCATACGCTTGGGGTTTCATACGCTTCTCCTTATCTGTTTACCCACAACCAAAAACCAACTGCGAATGGCGAGATAATGGCTAGCGTTACCATGAACCCTATCAATGCCTCGATTAAAAATCCTGCGAGCAACTTGGCATCAGTCTTAAAACTGATAACCGCACAGGCATACTCAGCGTCACGATTAGCTTGGCTTAGTGTGCGTGGCACAGGACTGATGTTTTTAACTAACTCTTTACTCGGATAATTCATTTGCTTTCTCCTTCGCTTGTTTAAGAAGACGCATAGCCTGCCAAGCGAGAGCAAGTTTATGGTCGGTGTAAATACCTCGTTGTTGCGTTGTTTCCAGGATGTCGATAGCCTCATCTATTGCTTGTGCATAGATCAGTTCGACAACGGGTGGTGGCTCAGGTGTTTCCAAGAGCATTTCCATCCACATTTTTTTCATATAGCCCATTTACTACTCATCTCCTTCCCAAAGGTTTAATAAATCAGCGATAAAAGAACAGATTGAATACAGACCTATCGCTGTCAAGCCTGTAAACAATGCACCTAAAACCCAACCATTCAGACCTTCAAATAATGCGTCCATAACTATTCGACTCCTTTGTCGGTTTGTTCAAACTTATGGGCAAAGCCCGCCAAAAAACCTTCGATGTAGCCTTCCTTGAGATAAGGAAAACCATCTCGTTCTTTCTCCCTGCCCGATACCTTGTCGTATTCCATGCCAAAGTTCCAAGCCTTGACCATCGCTATGTTTAGTAGCGTTAGGTTTGTTTTTGGGTCGTCTTCGATTTCGAGCATCACTCGTCCTCCTTCTCGTATGGGTTACGCCAGTCCAAGTGCAAGCCGAAGATATAAAAGAACGGATTACTTTTTCCCACTAATTCCCGCTTTTGCTTGATGGTCGGCATTGTCTTGATAAGCCTGTGAATAGCCTGCGACTCTGCCTGCTCGATCAGGTTTATGCGTTTGCGTGATGCTTTGGTTATGTGCGTGGTCATGTTGTCCTCTTGGGGTTGAGTTGGCAAAGGGTTTCCCGACTGTGGATATATGTCGGGGTTGATTTGTTGATCGGAATTACTCGGCTTTGTTTACGCTTTAGTTCTGCGGTTGCAATAATGTCTCCGCATGGGGCGCAGGTATGCTTCAAACCTTTGGCGGTCTGATGGTCGAAACGACCCTGTGTAATGCGGGGCAAATTACACTTGATACACAAGTAATGGGAAAAGATAGGGTGGCTCATATATCAAGCCTCCACTTGGGATACGAATTTGAAATTGAGTGACTTGGCATACTTCTCGTGCCATTGGTCGGACTCGCCATACTGCTCAGGTGTCAATGCCCATGCTAGATAGCCACGGGTGAAATAGCCATATATACCTGTTGCGGTTTTACCTAAACTTACTTCTTGCATTTGCTTCTCCTCGTTGTTTGAACATATCGACATGACTGTCGGAATGTTCGGTTGGTAAAAATAAACATAAACACACATAAAAATACCAATTCCTACTATACATCTATTATACCCTAAAAACCTTACAAAGTCAAGTTGATGTTAGCTTTTTTAGGTAAATGTTAGGTCTGGTAATGTTAATGCTCGGGAGTGCAGGTTTACCCTAGTAATGATAAGGAATGTTATTGAATGTTAATGAGGGATTAACATTTCTAAGTCCTTGATTTATAAGGTTAACAATATGTATTTATGTATAATGTTAAAAAGATAATAAAACATTAAAAGTATAACTAGGGGAAAACGAAGTGATAGTCCTGCACTATGCGAAGGGGGTCTTCGTCTTGCAAAAATATAAAAATAGTAATTGGAGGTCATTAACATTTTAACATTCCAATCATTACTGTAAAATCAAGGACTTACGATTAACATTAGGATTATCATTGTTAACATTACGACTGCGTTGTCGAATTGTTCGGGAATTCCCTTATGCAAAAAGGGCTAGTGCGTTGCTACAAATGACCGTTCCCTATTGAGATAGGGAATAAGAAGGGTGAAGACGAAAAAAACCCCACCGAAGTGGGGTTTGGTTAAAAACTGGATTTAACACGATAGCAAAATTCTGCTTGGATTGGGACATCTTTAAGATAGGGATATTCTTCCCTAAATTGTGCGATCAATTTTTCTTGATCATCAGGACTTACATTGTAGAAACTTTCAAGCCTAGCCTTCCTATGCTTAAGAACCACAGACAACCGCAAAATACCTTTTTCATTTTCCATCTGAGTCTCCAAAATAGATTGGGGGGCTTTCGCCCCCCGTAAATTACACTTTAGCTGGTTCAGAAACCAAAGCTGGCAACATAGCCGACACTTCACGCAACAATTCAATATCCATTGTTTGTGCGATCTGTTTACGGATATGCTCACGCAGAGCTTTACGCTCAGCATTAACTTCGCTTTCAGCGTCAGAATTTCTACGCTTCATCTCGGCTTGCACAACCTTAGCTTTGGTGAAGTTATCCTGATTTTTGTAAGCCACAAGCATATCGACCAGCTGATCATCATCTAATCGGCTTAGCATTTCTTGCTCAGCTTTACGCTTTTCACTCATCTTAACCGCAGATGTGCTAGGAGCTTTAGGCTTGACAAGGTCAGGCATTTCTTTCTGAACCCGTCTTACTTGACGCTCCCAAGCCTTTTGAGCCGATTCCTCAGAAGCATGACTATTGAAAGCCATATACTTACGCAACCAAGTTTGGCGAGTCACATTCCACTTGGCATAAGTGCAAGGCACTTGAGGATCAGGCAACAGAACCTTGCCGAGTATCAACGCAGACTTTTGCAGACCTTCGTCACCCTCAGCAATGGTAGCTTCACCATCACTAAACAATTCGACACAAATGTCTAATTGTTGGGCTTCGCTAATCAACAAAACATGGTCAGCCTTAGGAGCTTCCACAACTTGAACAACCACATCACTAGGTAATACTTGATTTGCTTTTGGCATAATCATCTCCACGACACAGGTTATTGGATTAGGTGAATAGTGTCATCTCCACCATGATTAAAGTATAGCATAACTAGCGGGAAATGGTGGGAAATATACAGGAATATACTACGCAATAACTAAAACAATATCGGCTTTTTTAAAAAATTTTTTCTCACTTCGTGGATATGATGTAGTGATTTGTATTCTGTTTTGACAGCAAAAAAATCTAGATAGCACCAGACCCACTAGGGTGGCACCCCCAAGATACACAATGGGTCCCCCGAGCACCTTATATACACAATGATGTGCACAATAGATCACACGTTTTTAAATTAGTGCGTAAATACAACACCCCTCCCCCTATCGTTTTCTTGTGTACTACGTGTTTACCCTAACATAGAAGACACCCCCCGTCACTCTTGACTACCTCCCACACCCAGGGGGTATACAATATTTTTGTGGGGGAATCTGGATTTTTAATGCTTCACATACATTTGCCCCAGTAGTACCCCACACTTTCTTTTTGTTGTATACTCGGCCCCATAGTAACCTTCCAAACCGGGTCACATGCAAATACCAATCGAGCCAAACCTCGACAAAGAAGTACCAGTTCAAGCCCAACCACAAGTTGGTGATACTCTAGAACAGCGTGCAAAGATCGCTGCTAATACCGCATTGACTCTGCGGGAACTTGGCCTGGACGACGACCCTACCCCAGAAGAACAAGAAGCGGCTAAGAAAATGTTTGAGAACATGCAGCCAGCTGAGGGTAAAAAGACACGCCCTAAAGAGGACGAGAAGAAAGCTTTGGCTACCCCAGGCATTGCAATGGCGCTTTCAGGCTATATAAATCACTATGAAAAACAAATAGTTGCAGATAAAGTGCAGGTTCGCACGATCGTTGTGAACAGATTGATGGAAATTTCTCAAGACGATGACAACAAAGTTGCACTTAAAGCGTTAGAGTTACTAGGTAAGGCGTCTGATTTGTTTACAGACCGCTCGGAAATCACTATTACCCACCAAACTAGCGACGAATTGAAGGCCGCTATCAAGGAACGCATCACACAATTGATGCAAGCAACCCAAATAAACAAGAAAACCAAGACAGAATCACGTCTAGACCAGCTTAAAGTCGTCACCGACGTAGAGGCAAGAGAGGTTATTGATGCCGACCAAGCAGAATAAGCCTACAAAAGCTAAGTTAGACGCAAAAGAACTAGCATTTTTGATGCAAAACTTGGACTCTTTGACTGAATCGCAGCTCAGAGTACTTAAAAACGAGCTTGATGATACAGTAGATGCTGTACAAAAAGAGAATTGCCAAGAAAGTTTCATGGATTTTGTCCATAAAGTGTGGCCTAACTTCATTGATGGGGCACACCACCAAGAAATGGCGGCAGCTTTTGAAAGGGTAGCTCGTGGTGAATGTAAACGCCTTATTATCAATATGCCTCCGAGGCATACTAAGTCTGAATTTGCATCTTACTTACTACCTGCTTGGTTTTTGGGTAAGTTCCCAAAGAAAAAGATTATCGAAACAGCTCATACAGCCGAATTGGCCGTTGGATTTGGTAGGAAAGTCAGAAACCTTGTCGATTCAGAAGTGTATAAGTCAATTTTCCCAGGAGTTGGACTCCAGGCTGATTCCAAAGCAGCTGGCCGGTGGGCGACTAACCAGGGCGGAGACTATTTTGCTATCGGTGTTGGGGGCGCTGTTACAGGTAAGGGAGCGGATATCCTCATTATTGACGACCCTCACTCCGAGCAAGAAGCAACCATAGCCGAGAACAACCCAGAGGTGTACGACAAGACGTACGAGTGGTATACATCAGGTCCTCGTCAGCGTCTGCAGCCAGGTGGCTCTATTATTATAGTTATGACCCGGTGGTCTAAGAAAGACTTGACCGGTCAAGTAGTTAAAGCAGCGCAGCAACGCTCAGGGGAGCAGTGGGAAGTCATTGAATTTCCTGCAATTTTGCCAGATGAAGAACCGCTGTGGCCACAGTTCTGGAAGCTAGAAGAACTTGAAGCGCTACGCAACGAACTTCCAAACGGCAAGTGGATGGCGCAGTATATGCAGCAGCCAACTTCTGACGTATCAGCTATTGTTAAGCGTGAGTGGTGGCAAATCTGGGAAGAAGACTATCCGCCAATGTGTGAGTTCACCATCCAGTCCTGGGATACGGCCTTCCTAAAAACCCAGCGGTCCGACTATTGCGCTTGTACGACATGGGGTGTGTTCTATGCACCAAATGAAAGGGGAGTAGATGTCGCCAACATTATTTTACTTAATGCGTTTAAAAAACGTATGGAGTTCCCAGAACTCAAACAAAAAGCCTTCGACGACTTCAAAGAGTGGGAGCCAGATTGCCTTATTGTTGAAGCCAAAGCCTCTGGAGCGCCGTTAGTTTTTGAGCTTCGGCAGATGGGCATACCTGTACAAGAGTACGTCCCAAGTAAGGGTAACGACAAGATCGCACGTCTAAATGCCGTAGCCGACCTGTTTGCAAGCGGGCGTGTCTGGGTACCGGCAACAAGCTGGGCAGAAGAGTTAGTAGAAGAAGTAGCAAGTTTTCCATCAGGCGAGCACGATGACTTAGTGGACTCAATGACCCAAGCCATGTTACGATTCAGGCGAGGCGGGTTTATTCAGCTCGATTCGGACGAGCCAGAAGATATTAAAGAATTCAAGAGTAGACGCAACAAGGGCTACTATAACGTTTAGGAACAACTATGGCAATTGATAAGTCACTTTCGCAAGCCCCAACAGGATTGGGCGCAGATACGCTAGATCAAATGGAAGAAGGTCCAGATCTTGAGATCACTATTGAGGATCCTGAGTCTGTTGAGATTGGCATTGATGGCAAACCAATTCTTAAGATTGAGAAGGGCGAAGACGAAGAAGGCTTTGACGATAACCTTGCCGAGTATATTGATGAAGGTGAATTAGCTCAGCTAGCTGGCGATTTAGTTGGTGAGTTTGATGAAGATATCAGTTCACGCAAAGACTGGATGCAGACATATGTTGACGGTCTACAACTTCTAGGTATGACTATTGAAGAGCGCACCGAGCCATGGGAAGGCGCATGTGGCGTATACCACCCGCTATTGTCTGAGACCCTAGTTCGCTTCCAAGCTGAGACCATCATGGAGACATTCCCTGCCGCCGGTCCAGTTAAGACAACTATTATTGGTAAAGAAACCCAAGACAAAAAAGACGCAGCAGAACGTGTAGCTGATGATATGAACTACCAGCTCACAGAGAAAATGAAAGAGTTCCGCCCTGAGCATGAGCGCATGTTGTGGGGCTTAGGTCTTTCTGGTAATGCATTTAAGAAGGTGTACTACGATCCAGCTATGGGGCGTCAGGTTTCCCTGTTTGTCCCTGCGGAAGATTTAGTTGTTCCTTATGGCGCTTCAAACTTAGAATCATCTCCACGTGTAACTCACGTTATGCGTAAGACCGAGAACGAAGTTAAGAAGTTAATGTACGCCGGCTTTTGGCGTGACGTTGATCTAGGCGAGCCAGTAGATTCATTCGACGAAGTCGAAAAGAAGATTGCTGAGAAGATGGGCTTTAGAGCCACCGTTGATGATCGCTATAAGATTTTAGAAATGCAGGTTGATTTAGACCTGCCGGGTTACGAAGATGTGGATAAAGATGGAGAACCCACAGGCATTGCTCTGCCATACATCGTGACTATTGATAAGGCGACTAGCAAGATTTTAGCTATCCGTCGTAACTGGAGACCCGAAGATGAGCATAAAAAGAAGCGTTCGCACTTTGTGCATTATGGTTACATTCCCGGTTTTGGTTTCTATTGCTTTGGGCTTATTCACCTTATCGGGGCATTTGCTAAATCAGGAACTTCAATCCTCCGCCAACTGGTTGATGCCGGCTCCCTTAGCAACTTGCCAGGTGGCTTTAAGGCCCGTGGCATGCGTGTCAAAGGCGATGACACACCAATAGCCCCAGGTGAGTGGCGTGACGTGGATGTTCCAGCAGGAACAATGCGTGACAACTTCTTGCCACTACCATATAAAGAGCCAAGCCAAGTATTGGCTGCTCTGATGGATAAGATCATTGAAGAAGGCCGTCGTTTTGCATCGGCTGCTGACTTACAAATTTCTGACATGAGTGCTCAGGCACCTGTTGGAACAACACTAGCAATTCTGGAGCGTACATTAAAAGTAATGTCCGCTGTACAAGCCCGCATCCACTACTCATTTAAAGAGGAGCTTCGGTTACTTCGAGATATCATTCGTGATTACACTCCAGATACCTATAGTTATGTCCCCGTAGAAGGACGCCCTGGAGCTAAACGTTCAGATTACGATAATGTTGACGTGATACCAGTCAGTGATCCAAATGCTGCAACAATGGCACAAAAGATTACTCAGTACCAGGCAGTACTGCAGCTGGCTCAGGGTGCTCCACAAATTTATAACTTACCTAAGCTACATCGCCAGATGCTTGATGTGTTGGGTATTAAGAATGCAAGCCAGTTAGTTAAGTTGCCAGAAGACCAGAAACCAACTGACCCAATTACTGAGAACCAAAACATTCTCATGATGAAACCGGTTAAGGCTTTCTTGTACCAAGACCATCAATCCCACATTACTGTGCATATGTCTGCTATGCAAGATCCAAAAATCATGCAGCTTGTTGGGCAAAACCCAAATGCACAGGCTTTGCAGGCTGCTATGCAAGCACATATTAATGAGCATATTGCTTACGAGTACCGTAAACAAATGGAAGCAGAAATGGATCTTGATTTACCATTCCACCCAGAAGAGGAAGATGGTGAACAAATTGGTATCCCACCAGAAATCGAAGTTCGTATTTCTCAAATGGCGGCAAAAGCTGCAAGCACCTTATTGCAACGGGATACTCAAGAGATGCAAGCTAAGCAAGCACAACAAGCTCAACAAGATCCGATTGTTCAAATGCAAATGCAAGAACTCCAGCTCAAAGCTAAAGAAGTCGATATCAAACAGAAGAAACTTGCTGCTGATGCTGCTGGTAAAGCCGACCAGATTGAAATTGAAAGAGCTAGAATTGAAGCACAAAAAGAAATTGCCGCTATGCAAGTTGGGGCTAAATCCCAGTCAGATAAGATGAACCTTGCTGCTAAACAAGAAATTGAAGGCGCAAGAATGGGTGTTGATATAGCCAAAACTAAAGATCAACTACGCATGCAACATGCTGCTAAAGGAAAAACTGAAGAATGATTGATAAATACCTCGAACATTTAGTTCAAAAACTAAATGACCAGATCAAAAGCCTGGAAGAGAGTTTGGGTGGAGGCGCAGCCAAAGACTACGCTGAATACCAATACGTGTGCGGACAGATTAAAGGTCTACTGACTGCACGCTTTGAAATGAGTGACCTTAAACAACGACTGGAGAACTCTGATGAGTGAACTAATTATCGGCTCAAACCCCGATAGTA